TCGTCGCCGCACCTCCGAGATCAAAAGCAGCAGTAGCATTCGGGTCACGCCCCCCACTAAGTCGGCCTAGTGCTTTACTAAAGAAATCTTGCATCTCTCGGCCTGTCCCGAGATTCTGGAACATCTCTGTATTCCGTCCACCGGCCCGCCCAAGCGTAGCTAACGCATTCAGATCGGTGAATTTTGATTTACCAATCGAACCAAGAACCCCCTTGTCGTAGCCAATCGACTGCAATGCACGATCAAACGCACCACTAGGGCCACTAATTTCTTCAGGCAAGTATGGCTCGGCCCCACTACCACCTGGAATATCAGGGCGGAATTCCGGTTTCTCTGGTCCGCCTGGGTCGCCAGAGCCAACGCTAATCACCTTCCCGGCCATGTCTTCGACTCGGCCGCCGCCCATCAAGCGGTAAACTTTAGACGGGCTTCGAGTAACAAAGTTCTCCGTTGACCGCCCTATGTAGTCATGGTCGCCTCTGTCAAGAGAGCCAAGAACTTGACCGGAATAACCTGCTTCGAGAGCTCTCTCATCAGCCTCTCTCGAATTAGCAGCGTCTAGCCGAATCCAAATGTCCTGTCCGTCTGCGGTTGTACTTTTAACTAGATAATTACCCATAAGATTCCTCTACAAACCTATATTCGGATTAGGCTCTATTCCTAAAGCCTGTTCTTGAGTAGCTGGCCCTCTAATGTTTTGCCCGGCTACCGGGGACGGATTTGGTTGCTGTCCTGCTTGACCTGCTTGACCATACGCTCGCGAGTCTACCGGTAAAGTAGGTGCGCCGTCACTTCCAATCGGAAAACCGTCAGGTCCAACCGGTTGTTGCCCAACACCAGCCGGCTGCCCAGCACCAGCAACGCCGGCAGCAGCACCACCAACAGGATTAGCGTTTACCGATTCTAAGAAAGCATACTCCATAGCGAAATCTTCCATTTGATCTCGACGTTGCTGTTTCTCTAGTTCTTTCATCAAGAATGAAGCAGTTTCAAACATGCCTTCTTCTACCGCTGCCTGAAGCTGGTCTATGAGTGCGAGCATCGGTGTTGACCCTTTAGCGAGCGCAGCCGTGTTACGTCGAGCTTCTTTGTCGCCAGATTGCAACTCGAGAATTTCGTCTCTAGCTCCCTGATACGAGTACAACGCCTCGCCAGTTGAAGGGTCTTTCCTGACTGCCTGAGAAGCAATCATAATCTTCTCCATACGGTCTTCTGGCAATTCAGGCTTAAGCGTGATCTTTAGCAAGCCGTGGTCTTTAATATCTTCAGGGCTAATCTCACGATTGAAGTTGTCGCCAGATCGTGTCCGCCCAGCTACCGCAGATGGCTTATATGAGCCCGTTGCGTACTGAGCTTCAAGGTTGGCTATGCAGCCTTCAAGCAATGATTCAAGCGGTCGAAGGTACGGGTCGATTCTGTTTGAAATAGTTCGACCAAGCATTCGCGCCGTAGCACCACTGATAGGAGCACTAGCGTTTCCGTAGGCCGACTGCGGCAGATCAGCGCCAAGTTCATCTTGCGCCACAACTGCATCATAGACTTGGGCATCTCGCCCGGTCGCTTGAAGTTGCAGCAGTTCGATCTTTTCGTTCGAGTCAGAGTCAAGATAGTGAACACGGCCTGGCTCGTCGATACGCCCCTCGATGTCCTTCTCAGCGCCGGGAGAAGACATTGCGAACACGCCTTGAACTTCCCTGTTCATAATCGCCGTTCGGTTCGTCATGGAACGGTTACGAGCGTCGTTTGCTCCGCGCATTGGACCCCAGATGGAATCTCCAACGCCTTCGATACCGGAAATATCTGTTGCGCCACCTTCTTCTTGAATGAAGCTAAAGTTGCTCACGCCAGGGTTACGCCCGACTCTTCGAATCACAATCGGAAATCGTGGAGAGTGCGTTCGCACTTTGTTACGTGCGTACTTTCCAGCGATAATTACCGAGTTTAGATGCTCACCGGCTTTTTTGCCTTTTCCGCCCTGAGTGAAGAAATAGTCAATGACCTTTTCCTTCCTGTTCCCGTCACCTTCTTCGGATTCGGAGAACTTGTAGTCAGGGTATTCATCTCGGATTTGCGAGCGAGTTCTACGGGTTACGATCGCAGCCCAAAGGATGCTTCCGTTACCTGATTCAAATACTAGATGGCGAGGGTCGATCGGTGAAATGTCTTCATAGGTAGACCCGTCAGCCTTTTTACGAAGCATGGCTCGAGCAGCCATTACGTGACCTCGAGTAATGCCCCTGAATCCTGTTTCTGAAATAATCTCTTGATGCCCACCGTCCAAACGCCAGTTATTAGCGTTGTTCAGCCAGCCCACCGCAAGGGATTCATAAGCGTCATTGATCTTACGCCCACCCTCTTTAGTCTCATCGTTATCAACACGGATAACAACTTCTGACATAGCGATAGCGTTATGAACGGTTTCCGCTAGGACTCGAGGGCGGTTTGTTGTATATGCGTCGCTTTTGCTAACGCCTTCTGTAATATCGGGAACGTACTTTTCCAACAACCAATACTTAGCGAAGTCTCTATCCATACGAGCAAACAGCGGTTCATAGCTGGACTCGTAGCTAATTGCCTTTGCTGTAATCTGGGCGATTTCTTCAGCCTGAATAGCCATTTAGTAGATTCCCTGTTTAGCCAAACGATCTTTTGCAGAGGACGAACGAACAGTCTTCCTGACACCGGGCGCCTGTCCAACGGGCCCGAGCAGATTCATAAACAGATACGTCGACGCTTTGATGAAATCGTTATGAGCGTCAGTCGGTTTAGCTCCCGTAACTGTACCATCAGCTTTGGTCGGCCATTTGTATGGAGTCATGTTACCTGTGTGCGGGCTAGGACCCCCACCAAACTCCGAGATAGCCAATTCGCATCGTGGAGAAACAATGGAATTAGGCTTTTCTGAATAGGGGTTGATCTTGAGCATTGTATCCATACGGTCAATACCGGCAGCAATTGAAACCTTTTTGCTCAATACTGTGAGCCCTGCGATCTTACGCCACATGGTTACTGCGGGGATATTCGCGTCAGAGTGCCGCTCTGCTGATATATCAATCCATGCCGTTGCGTTGTTTCGCCTCACACTTGCCCACCACGGGCGAATCTTACATTCCTGAATAATGTCGGAATGTGTGAAGTTCGGATTTACAAACTTGTTCATCCAAATCTCGTCGATAGCTCGCCACTGGCCTTCTTGGTACTGCCATACAGCAACACAGTAGTTTGACGGCTGCCCTGAGTAACCAGGGTCTATTGCCATCCACAGCGGTAGCTCTGGCATGTACTCGCACTTTTGAACGTGTATGTTTTTATCAAATGCCGTGTGAACAAGCCCTTTAGGTGGCGTAGGTATTCCACGATGCCGCTCGTTAAAGACCCGCTCAGATAGCGTCGCCTTTAGTTGTAATATCTCAGGGTCGTTGTCTCCACCTGGATAGATGTAAGTGTTAGATGCACTCGAGAGACTGAAGCTTTGGGCGTCGGCTAACTCTTGCATTGCCTCTGTCTGCCAAGCTGTCCACAAAGCGGGATACCAACCCTCGGAGCCCTCAGAGGTTCCTGACATCAGCAGTACACCGAACGGTTCTCCCCAACGCTTTCGCGCTTCAGATGTTCGAGAGTACAGGCGTTCGTAAACGTCTTTTGTAGTGTGTGCTGCCTCTTCTACCAGAATCCAGACCGGTGATTCCATACCGAGAGAAGATTCGTCGGCAGCAGACTTTGTTCTAATAATAAAAGGGTCTTCTGCACCTGGAACGTGTACTTCCATCCTGCCAGGGTCTAGCGAGTTCGTTACGAACTTCAGCATTCCTAGCTTCCTAAAGTCGACCGACAGGGAGCCGTCTGGGTGGTTCCAAGCTGCTCGAGTCCTTTCGTAGTCTTGACCGACTACCCATGCCACCTGACCGCCCGCATCAGCACCAAACTTAGCTATGAACTGAATTGTGAGCAGAACGGCCATCATGGACATTGACCGGCTTTTGCCTCCCCTAAACCCTCCGAGTACCAAGATTTGCCTAGAGCAGCAATCAAGAATATCGCGCTGCGCTAGAGTTGGCACGTAGTTTAGGAGTTGCCAGATATCGTCTCGAGTTATTGAAAGTTGGGGTTCAGCAACCATCTCAAGATGCTATCAGACTTGATGCTTTTTGCAGAGTCTTGACCCTTTCATCGCGTGATAGATACATCGTTGCGCCTCACACTTCGGGAAGATTGACCTCGGCGTTTGAAAAAATTTCATCATAACGAGGTGCGACCTCCTGATCTCAGCGCTAGAGATAAAGCCATGACAAGACTTTCAGGAGGTCGCTGTTCAACGGGAGTTGAAACTAAACCTAATATAACACTATCCATTATTCATTACCTCACTAATGATGCGTTCTCGATCGTCTCTCATAACTAAAAAGCCTCTAGTTGTGCCAGTTGCATCGTTTAGCGTCACTATCTCAGCCTCTTCCTCCCCTATGTAGGTAGCTATCATCTGCTGCACTATTCCTTCGATTACCATACGGTGCGTCCACTCTTCGAAAACAGCCGGTGAAGTATTCGCCATGCCAGCAGCGTGAATAGAGACGCCAGGAACAAAAGAAATTTCCCCTATCTTTTCAATAACCTCGTCCACTTGACGCTGCGAAAGATGAAGGAACGGATTTTCTTCAAGGTTCATGTTCGCTCTTTGATGATTCGGCCAACTCTTTGCGGAGATATAAAGTCGTACCCGTCAGCTACCAACTGACGAACAATCTTATTAAAACTCAAACCAGCACCATGAAGCTCGATGATTCGAGCATTTCTCTCAACCTTCTCAACCGACGGCATTACACAACCTCACTACTGCGACAAGCGCAAAAAAAAAATTAGAGTAACGGACGAGGGAAAACAGTCACCCTGTTCTTCAATACTCGTAGCTGAGAACTTATCGACTCGGCAGGACCAGCAGCCTCTATAAACATACGATCGTACTCATCCCATATCTCCCCTTGATCGTGAACATTGAAATCCCCAGAAGACAACTTATGGAAAATAGGAACATCCTTGTCATAACCCATCAACATCCTCCAAATTACCCATTGTCATAAACACAGGAGTACCAACACCAACATACGCACCACGAACATTGAACTCAAAATACTCCTCCGCATCTTCACGCAACATATCCGCCTCAAGTATCTCTATACAACGACCATAATCGTACACAGCAACATCAGTAGTGAAACTAGTGCCAAACCCTAGAAAAGCACCCTCAAAACCGTCCGCCAACAAAACACCAACATCAGAACCACCAACAAAAGAATGGTCCACCAACGTATCCACACCATGACTCATCTCAAGCAAATCACAACCATACATATACTCACACACACCCATACCAATAACCCCCAAAATAAACCCACACACACCATAAACCACACTACAACAGGTGTCAACGTATCAAGATTGGGCGAAAAATGCCTACGGGTGTACAAAGGAGGAAGACAGTAGCTGATATAGACGTAGGGGGTGCGATGTGTAGGTAGTTGGCTGAAGGCGGAAGAAGAAGATGTTGGCTGAAGGAGGAGGTAGTTGGCTGAAGGAGGAGGAGGAGGAGAAGAAGGAAGGGTCGTTGGCATCACACACCACACCACACCACGCAACCACGCCGCACGCTAGAACGGGAGATCATCCACAGCAGCAGGCACAGACGACACACCAGGCACAGACGACACACCAGGCAAGGCACGCACGCCAGGCACAACTTCAACAATGGGAGCCCCCGGCACGTTCGCGCTAACAGCAGCCGACACACCAGCAAAAGCACCCGAAGCAACCGCAGCACCAATACCGGCCAGGAACTCAGACAATGCACCATCTTCGCGTGTACTTCCGCCGCCCTTCATGCCCAGGGTATCCGCCAAAGAATTGAGCGCCGACACACGAGCAGCGCCTGTATTCTCTTCGCGTTGAGACTCTATAACCAGCCTAGCAAGAACGAAGGAGGCATCCGGTTGCCCCTGTACGCTCACCACCTTCCGCCGTTCTGCTAGCGCCGCTTGTATACGTGGAGACTTAAGGACCGCTGAAGCCCTGGCCCGTTTATAGCCTGCGACCTCTGCCGCTCGTAAATGGTCGCGTGTTTTTTCGAATTCGTCTATAAACGCTGTTTGCTGTTTAGTTAGTTGTATCGGAGGAGCGGTTTGGGTGTTCATATTGTGCATTGTACCTAATGCTTGAATGCTCGAGCCCTGCGCCGTGCTCCGGTGCGAGGTTGCATGGATAACGGTCTTCGTTAGACCTATTAAGGCACTCCCCTGCTCGTCGAACTCGCGCGCCCCCTCATAAGGTAGAAAAACCACGGTTTTCCGTGTTTTCAATCGAGGAAACTTGCTGCCCTGGGCGATTGAAACAATTTCTGCCGGCACTACCAGGGCTACAATTTGCGCCCTTCGGCCGATGTCCCCGAACTCATCGACACGCCACACCAGGAGAGGAAACCCCGATACCCAAACCATACACCCGACCCCCGCCAGGACCCCCGAAACAACCACGGTTAGACGTGGTTTCAATCGGGAAAAAATGACACTTGACAACCTGGAACCAACACCAAGCAACACACACGCGCAACACCAGGAGAAAGGCCACTAAACACGAAACGCCCGTATACGTCACGAACTCTATTAGATAGTTTCGCCAGGGCCTTAAACACCTATTGACAAGGGTTGACACCGGCTAATCTTGACCTGGCAACGGGAACGAAACGACACAACGGGAGAACGCAAGCATGAACGCAACACAACGCCAACTAATCAAGCTAACGAAATATGACCAGGACACGCCCAAGCTTGCGCGGCAATTGCAAACCTGGCTAAAAAGCTATAACGGGCAACTAAAACACCACATAAGCGACCCGCACGCAACCGACGATTATAACTACCTTGAGATATTCGCCCCGCCTCACGTTATCGGGCAGGCAATCGCAAACGCTCAAGCGCTAGGTTTTGAGATAGCACGCGAAGAACTCACAGAAGACGAAGAGCGCCGCATTCGCTACGGCCTCGACAGTAACGCCCAAGCAGCCGCAGAGGACGACGCGAGTGATAATGACTACATCGTGCACCAATTCGAACGCGTCGCCGACGTGCTAACGAATGAGCAAATTTCAGCGATTGACGCAATCATTGACCCAATGATTAACGAGATCGACAAGCTACGCAGCGAGGGAACTATCACGCGGCAACCGTTCCCCGATTTTATTTGCTCAAGCTGTAACGGTTCCTTTTACTACCCGCACGAAGGAAGTTTTCTAGGACAGAACGAGCCCGATATCCTTTGTGTCGACTGCTACAGCGCCGAACAAGTAGAAGCATAGGACCCCAACCGGCAGCAGGTACAACCCAGGGTTGTATTTGCCACGGTTGGCCACCTGGCCACCAACTAAAAACGGGAGTTTTAGAAATTGATTAAATACATAGTTCACACAACCACCAGCAACCGTGACCTTAACGGGAACTGCTACCACTTCGCCCGCATTACATCGACGAAGACCGGAAAATCTATCGTGATCGACGGCGTAGGTGGAGACTCGAACGCCGCCGGTTTACTACTCAGACGAGACGAGAAGACCGGGAAAAGCATCGCTAAGAATTGGAACGAAGTTCACACCTACCAAACATTCGAACCCAAACGCGAATGGCAGCGAATGAACAAATTCGCAAACGGTTTTAACGGTTCGGATATTTCGGGCAAAATTTATGAGTGGAAAGTCACGCCGCAAATGCTTCGAGCATTGAACCGAACCGCCAACCCTGGCCAGGAGAGCACACACGGCGCCGCAGCCAGGGCCGCAATTAGGGCAGGAAAGTAATCATGATTATAGGGACCGCCCGTTGTGTTATTTGCGACGAGATCGCCACGAGACGAGGCCCGGCCCGCTATGCGGGAGACGACGGGCGCCCGATATGCGCGCTCGAGAGATGCGAGAACGCCGAAGACCAAAACATTAAAGACACCATCGAAAACGAACGCCACGAAGTTAAAACCGCCTACGGAATCCGATACAGGGAATCCGACCCGGTAGCATACCCACGCGGCGAGCGCGACACCTGGCACGGATAACCAGGGCCACAAGGGTTAACCCGCCGAGCTTAGAAGCTCGACGGGTTAGCCGTTGCAACCTGGCAACGAATCAAAAACGGGAGTTTTGAATATGACAAGCGACACCGCATTTCTAGGAATGCCGCTGCTTAAGCTATCACCACCGAACGCGAAAATTACTTACGAATCGTTATCTCTTCTATCGGGCCATAGTTGCCCGTTTGCGCTCGAGTGTATGGCGAAAGTCGACTTAAAGACATTCAAGATCATCGACGGAAAAGATGCCGAGTTTAGATGCTTTTCAGCTACAGCAGAAGCTGCATTCCCGTCGGTTCGTCGTCAACGTCAGCATAATTTTGACCTACTCCGCGCATGTTCAACAGTCGACGAAATGGTTGAACTTCTTACAATGTCGATTAGACCATCGTATGCACCATTTAGAATCCACGTCGGCGGCGAATTCTTCAATCAAACGTATTTCGATGCATGGTGCGAATATGCCCGACAAAATCCGAACCGTATCTTCTACGCTTACACGAAATCGTTACCGTATTGGATCGCACGTTTGGATTCTATCCCGGCGAACCTATCGCTCACCGCCAGCCGTGGCGGCCGCATGGACCACTTGATCGACGAGTACGGTCTTAAGGAAGCCGTCGTCGTATTCAGCGAAGAAGAAGCCGCGAAACTAGGCCTCGAGATCGATCACGATGACTCGCATGCCGTAGAAAATAACGGCAGAAGCTTCGCTCTTCTCCTACACGGTACGCAACAGGCAAAATCGCCAGCATCAGCAGCGATCCAGGCAATGAAAGCGAAAGGAATAAAATTCAGTTACGCCAAAAAAGCCAGCTAACGACACAAAGGTTAAGCCGCCGAGCTTTAACAGTTCGACGGTTTAGCCGTTGCAAGTTTGCAGCGAAACATTCACACGGGAGACTTTAACAGTGACAAACAGACAGACCGACCAGGCACAACGAACCGAAGCGCCGGTATGGATAGCCGACCCAGGGCACGCGTGGTTACGCGTACCACTTACTGATTATTACGCCGCCGAAATTCGCGCGTCCGATTGTTCATATTCAGACGCCGATTATGTCTACCTAGAAGAAGACTACGACGCCGGCCTTTACATCAGCGCCGTTACTTTAGACGCCGTAAGTTTGAGAGAAATTTTTCTCGACAGTGAACGAAACGAGAATAGCCCGCGGAATAAAAAAAGTATTCGGCCCAGGGTTGCCCGTGACGTGACGGTCAAGATTGAAACAGAACGCCAGGCAATGCTTCGAATTGCCCAGGACACCGGGCACTTAACGATTATCGGGATTAGCTAATCATTCGGGCCATACGCTCAACTAATAACGGTTGAGCGTATCACCGAGCGCCTAGCTCGAAACATTCATACGGGAGTAATGAAAACATGCCAACTAAAAAACAGGCAATGAAACAATGGGCCGAGCTCGCGCCGAGCGCGGACCCGCTCGAGGTAATGGCGCCGATCCCATACAAGGCCACGGGCTCGAAGTACGGCGCCGACGCTGTACGAATCACAGGCTCGCCCGAGTTTGTCGACGCTATATTGTCGAACCTTAAGCAGATCATCGACGGCGAAAACCACGTAACACGGTTGTCATTCAGCCGGGCCGACGTAAAACCAACCGAGATTAACGGCGAGACTCGAACATTCGAAAACGCTAGCGCTGGAGCACAAGCGGTTTACATTCAGCTTCACATGCGCGGCCATGAGGGAGTGATCGCCTCGGGAGTGTTTGATCGGGACCGAGACGGCGCCACCGAGAGATTCGAACAGTCGAACAGGTACGCGCGCTAATATACCTATTCGGCCGGCCCTGGTAGTTCTCTCCCGTTCTGCCAGGGCCGGCATTTTAACAGTCTATCGGGAGCAACTTAGGACCTGAACATGATTAAAGCGAAGACCTTAAATATGGACGTACTCGCAAAGTGTGCCGACCAACATATATTCCGTGTTGGTTCACTAACACCATTCATTGACGCCAGTGTGCCAATCAGCGAGAACGCACCGGCCGGCGACTGTCCCGAATGCGGAATTCTTTCGTTCGTATGGTCCCACAAGCCGGGAGAATCAGCCGAACAGTCTAAGAACCAGATGCTTCTATTTTCTAACACCACGGGCTTACCGCTGAAATGCTCAAGCTGTAACAAGTTCGAGAACGAACACCCGCTCATTCAGTTCTACGACGATTCGAAACAGTACGCGCTATGCCTGGGCCAAGTCGAGAGGACACCGAAGTAATGGACCCCGACAAGTGCCCTGGCAACTACTCAGGCGGCGAGAAGGCCGGGAAACACACATGGATTTGGATGCAGCGTATCAAAAATCGCATGTGCCAAACGTGCGACCTGAACATGGACCGGCAAGGCAAGCTATGGCGTAGTGGAGAAATTGTGATTGAAGAAGAAGAATGATTCCAAAAAGCAGTTCTTTAAACTGTCCTCGAGAACCGAGAGTGAGTTCGAATTGATCTCAACTTTAGAATGGGCTCTCACGTACCCTGTCGGGCTATCGGCAAGGGCAGTTCTTGTGTACCTCGCGACCATAGCCGACAGTCGAACAGTCAATGCAGCGACTGACGACATTTCAACAGTCTTAAACGTGCCCAAGAGGACGATCGAGGACGCTATGAAAAGGCTTGTAACCGCCGGCGCTATCACGGGCAAGCGGGGCAAGTTCAAGCTGCAATATAAAAGAATACAGACGCCCGCCAAGTCTAAATCTAAACTCAAACCAAAAGCACAGAAGCAGGAGTCGGTAAGGGTTGACACCGGGCCTGTATGGTGGAATATACTGAGCGAACTGGCAATCGACAAACGCAAAGGTCATGTAGGGCTCGAGCCTGATGATTTGACCCGCGTAACCAAGTGGCTCGATGAAAACAAAATAACTCTGACCGAGGCCGAGGATGCAGCCGACAAGATAGCTGCACGGTGGCCGATCAAGAATCAGAAAGTTTTGTATCGAATCTTCTACACGTACTGTCGTTATCAAATAAGAGATCGGGAGAGAAACAATGGCACAGGACTTCGAAAGTCTCGCCCAAGCGTTCACGCAAGACGAGTCGCCCCAGGCGGAGGTAGCGACCCGTTCAAAAATTTCGCATCGTCCTGAAACGGTTGATGTGATCGACGCTTATGGGGATGTGGTTGAAGCAATACCGTTCAGAACACGCAAGGAGGTTCCTGAAGCTGAGTGGCAGTCACTCGTTCCGATGCGCCGTGCCGCTCTTATGAGGGGTATGAGGGAGTATTCAATGAACGTCGACAGGGCTGTATCTGTTATTGCTAAACCGGACTGTACAGTTTGCTTAGATCAGCGGTGGTTCCTGTCGGGCGAGGGAGTTCGGCCTTGTACTGCTTGCCCTGATTATGCCGACGCAACGGTTCGGACTATGGGGTTCAAGATGGAAGCCGCAGGCTTACCAACCGCTCGAGCCGTCAAACGCTTGGCCGAGGCCGATGTGAACTACCAGGTAGGCAACGGGCGCCGTGCTTTTGATAAGGCGTTCCACCTGGCCAACACAGTAGTTGAGCGCAACAGCCCTAAGATGCTCGTCCTGGTAGGCAGCACCGGAGTAGGCAAGTCGTTCTTGTCGGAAGGCATTGCTTATGAAATGGTCAGGCAGAACCGGCAGATCGCTTACGTGACTGGTGGACTGTTCGCAGACAACATGCGCCCGAGGTTCGGCAAAGACCGCAGCGACGACACGCTACCTGGCCGACAGCAGTTCAAAAAGAAACTGCTCGAGGTAGACAATCTCGTGTTCGACGAGGTAGGTGTAGGTGACGACCCATTCGGTTCGATCGCAGACGAATACCAAGATTTATTTAGCCGGCGATTCGATCGAGGATTGACCACTGTTATTGCTGGGAACATTGGACCTGTTTACGCAAACCCAACTGAGTATCAGATGTGGTTAGACGCTGGTTCGCCGCAGAACGACACGCCGGTAGAGAAAATGTCAGCCCAGCAGCATTTGACCCAGGTAGTAGGTGATCGAATTATTTCAAGACTGAAGACCGGTGACGGCACAGCAGCACTAGCAAGTATGTGGGAATGCCGAGACGCACGACCGCTCGAGAAGAAAGCAAGAGGGAAGTAATGACTGAAAAAGAAAACAAAACCCAACGGCAAACAAGTTCCGGTGGAGACAGGACGTACACCGACGCCGATGGAAACAAGTACGACTCGGTTACTACGATCATTGGAGGTGGCATACCAAAGCCGTTCCTGATGCCGTGGTCGAACAAGATAGCCGGCGAGTACGCTATCGAACAATTCCAGAAGCCCGTTATGGCGTTTATGGATATATTCAAAGAAGTTCTTTCGATCGTGGATAACCCCGAGGCAGCGTTCTTCGACGAAGCCCCTGTCTTCCAGCGAATGCGGAACGGTATGGACTTTCTGACCGCGAAGAAAGACAAAGAGAATCCTGACTCAACGATAGCTTTGATGGCCACCGGCCAGAAGGGACGCACCGACGAAGCTCGGAAGCGTATCTCAACTGCTTCGAACCAGGTCAGGGACGCCGCAGCCAGTCGTGGCACGTTTGTTCACGACTTGATCGAGCAGTACATCCTCTCGGGCAAGATGCCTGAGATCGACATAGCGCTTGAAGGCTCCTGTGTCACTTGTAATGTGGCGGTCGACGATCACGGGGAGGCTGAACACGACTTCCTCTCGCTTGAACAAGGCATGGTGAATCAATTCCACCAGTTCATTCAGGATTGGGAGCCCGAGTTCACCGCTACTGAAATGGTGGTATTCAACGACACTTCAAAGTACGCAGGGACTCTCGATTTTCTAGCAAAGATACCGAAGATAGGGGAGGGGACGTTTATCGGCGACATCAAAACCGGTAACAGAGTGTACTCGGAAGTAGCGTTACAACTCGCCGCATACGCACATGCTGAGTTCTGGGAGCCCTCGAAAGCGGGCCAGCCGAAGAGGATGGAGGACGGCTCGAAGTATCAGATGCCCGAGCTAAACGGGCAGGGCGTCGTGCTTCACTTACGACCGGACTACTACGAGTTAGTGCCGGCAGCAGTAGCCGACGATCAATTTCGCATGTTCAAGATGGTGCAACAGGTTCACTGGTTTACAAAGATGGGCGAGAACTGGTTGGACGCACCGTATGAGTTAGAGGATTCGAATGACTAATCAAGAGGACAATGTAATGGCTATGGAGCAAGTAGAACGACAGCCGAGCCCTTTGGAAATCCAAAGCAGGTATCGCGAACTCGGCCGTATCCGAATGGGTGCGGTTGTATCAAATAGCAAGGGCGGCACTCGCCCTGTGAAACTAGACACGTTCCGATTGACGTCAGCAGATGAAGACTTGATTAACTCTGCTGCTGCAATGTGGGGCGGTACTCCTGTTGTATGGGACGGCGCTCAAGGCGGAGCAAAACAGTGGGAAGTCATTCTCGAAAAGAAGGCGATCGCTGTCATGGTTCCACCTGTCAAAGAAGCATCGAACCTATCCTGCAACTCGTGGGCGTTCGGTCTGCACAAATGGATGTGCGACGGTGACAAGGCAAAGTTCCCGAACGATGATGGAGATATCCAGGTAACGGAATGCAACAGGGCGTGCCAGTCGGACGATAAGAACGCTCCGAAAATGACGTTCAACTTGAATCTTATTCTCCCTGACCTGGCCGGGCTTGGTATGTGGCGACTTGCTACCGGCTCATACAACGCTGTTCGCGAACTGCAACCGATGTTGCGGACTTTCATGGAAATGGGAATGAGAAGCGGGACGGCTGTGCCGGCAATCCTGAAGATGGAACAACGATCGGAACGAAAGATGAGCAAGGGCAAGCCCCAGACGTTCAACTATAACGTGCCGGTACTCGACCTCGGGATTCCCGTCGGTGAGTTCATGCAGCTACCGGGAGCAATGTCGGCTTTAGCACTTGCAGAGTCGCCAGAGCCGCCAATGATGCTCGCAGCAGCTAACGTAGAAAGCCGCCCAGAAGAACCGAAGATACCTGACGCCCCTGGTGAGGTTGAAGTGGCTGTGGTAACGCCAGCGCCCGCAGTATCAGCAGTAATAAACCCTGAAGACCATTGGGTAGCGACTGATCTTGCTACGAAAGAGGATTACCAGTCGATCGCCATTCTCTGCCGAACGATCTACGGCGCCGACGCTGATCTCGAGCGACACCGATTAGCTTTCGAAGTTTCATTGGAACGCACCGAGTCCAGTAAAGAACTAACCCGTGGCGAGATTCGAAACGCCCGTGACGTTCTAAAAGCCGAGGCGATCGCTGAAGCTACCAAAATCAGCAAGCAAATCTTCGACGGTCCTAAAGAGCCGTTTGAGTTCCTGTTCGAACAAAACTCGGAACGATTCGTATGGTCGGCTACCAAAGGCAACCCTGACAACCCGAGCAACTGGCCGGCTGGCAAGTGGGCAGAAGCGGTTCAAATGTTTCGCGGTAAACAGGCAATCAACGATTCACCAATGGTGTCGGCAGCAGTAGAAATGGGAGCCACCGTAGCCGAGGTTCAAGACCTTCCTGAAGTAGAAGTTGTTGATGGCGAGGACGTTCAAGAGCTCCCGTGGTAACAACCGATCTAATCAACTAGCCCGAGAATAAACAAATGACCGAACCAAACATGAAAATTGAAATCAGCTTGAGCGACGACACCCTTGCTAAGCTGGCAAAGATATTTGCCCCTGCACCTGTGCCCGTAGTACCTGACAGCCTGGTATGGAAACCTACAACCACCCCCGTAAAGCAAACCCAAGTAGAAGAAACTATCACGAGCATAATTGAAGACTTAGTAGAGGTTCCTTCGGCGTCGTTGTTGGAAGCTGTGGACGAAACGATCGAGGCTTTGCCGCTCAAGAACGACACTGACCAATGCGGCTGGGTAGCAGGGCGCCTGTCAAAGAAGCTCCGCATCAACGATAAAAAGAACGACCGTATCGGTCAGGGATACTGGTGTCAGAAAGGAGCCAGTCATTCTGGTAAACACATCGAAGGGTGGCCTCCGGTATACCTGATAGACTCCTTCCGTGACTCCTCAAATGAGGTCGAAGAACCTGAAGTTGCAAAGAGCCTCCCGTCAACACCGGCAGGGAACCCTAAGACAAACCCTGACGGGCGAACAGTTATTGTCGGACCGTCCGAGAAACCTGCTGGCGGATTGATGGTTACGCATTTGAACGGCTATTCGGACAAGCTGAACAACAAGAAGGCCTGCGGCTGGTGGATGCCTGCCGGTCAGAGCTATGGTAAGTTCTGCGAGCTTGAGCCTGGGCACTCCGACTCGAATATCTCGAGCGATCACGAATGGGTTTCACCAGCACCGCCGATGGTTCGTGCCTGATATGACCGTTCTAGGGAATAAATGCGTCGCAGGCTTGCCTAATATGATTAGGCTATCACCGTCTCAGTTCAAGCCTCGCAAGCCTGAACTGGCGGCGGACGGTAGCATCTATGACACATGCCACTTCTGCGACCAGAGGACAATGGTGAAGTCTCGAGAGCCACGGTTGGGGTTCTTCGTTGAACACGACGAGTCTCAACAAGTATTCAAAAGCCTGGGCGACAATAGAGTAGGCACAGCAGCACGCGTTAGAAAGCGCGGCAAGTAGAAAAGGAAGAGGTTTAATTGGACATCGCTGGCTATACCAGTATTTGGCTCCTTGCTTTTGTCGGTGCTGCTTTAGTCTTCCTCCCAGCAGGGGCGCTGGCTCTGGTCTGCGTCGCCGTAAGTCCTGCGGCTGGTCTAAACCCGCTACTGGTAGGAGTCATAGCAGGTTCAGCGGAGGCTCTTGGTGAACTTACTGGCTATGCAGCAGGTAGGGGAGGGAAGTCGTTCTTCAAGCGCAACAGGTTTTATCTCCGGTTCAAGAACTTGTTTGAGCAATACGGTGGAACCATATTGTTTTTCGGCAGCATCATCCCCAACCCCGTGTTTGATTTTCTTGGAGTGGCAGCGGGAAGTACCCTCTACCCTGTCAAAAGATTTCTATTGATC